CAGAGTTCTCTCCTAATGCGATAGTATTTGCACAATTTGCAGCAGTTGCAGAAGCAGAACTACCAGCAGCTTTATAAGCAGCAGCAGCAGCACTTACAGCAGTACCTGCAGCATTTGTATATGCAGCATAACCTACCGATAAAGTAGTAGAACTATTTAATGCGTCATGTGCCAATCTACCAGAGATGATTCTCGCACCATTTGGTAAATTAAACATTTGAATCACATCACCAGATGCTAGAGAAGATGCTTCATATTCCGCATGAGCAACTCTTACTCTTCCAGCTAGTTCAGTAGTGTCTATCTTTTCTGAAGGTACGTTCTGATTCCATTTAGTCTTTTGTATCGAATAAACTGTAGCCATATTAATATCCTCCTATTACGATTCTTGACATACTATACCAAGAACTTTAGCTTCTTCCATTCTAGTAGCACCGATTGATTGGCAGTAGTATACTTGAGTAGCGTAAGATTTGTCTGCTCTTTCGTCTATTCTCGCTGATACATCTTTACCAATCGCAAGAGTGATTCCATCCTGTGCGAAAGCTATGCAAGTTCTGTCATTACCAGATTTTGCAAGTCTGTTTGATACAGTAAATTTAAACCCAAGGAACGTATCCAGTTCACCCTGTACTAATGCTTTTACAGTATTGAAATCTGAACTTGTTACTTCAGTTGTTGCTAAAAGGTTTGTGATTTGCTCTGGTCCCACGATAATGTGTCTTGGGATTGAAGGATCAACATCACCTAAATCAAAAGTCTGCTTAGCAGTTCTTAATTTAGCGATTGTTAAACCAGCTCCACCTGCAGCGATTGCAGTTTGAGCAGCAGTTGAAGTTGCACCAGTTTCACCTGTGTAGGCAGTACCAGTAGCAGCTGCAATAATCACATCATCCATTGCTCTTCCCATTGCCATAGCGGCAGCTTGAGCATAAGATGAAGTAGGATCAATTAAGAGTCTTACTTTGTCTTGTTGATCAATAAGATCAGCAAATTCGTAATCCGCAAGAGATACTCTTCTTCTTGAGTGAGGTGTATCTATTTGTGGAGTGTCCGAATGTCTGCTAGTTTTTAAAACAGCAGTTACTGAACCAACTTGATCGAAGAAAGCATTTTTACCTGTAACACTTTCAACTCTGACTTTGTCTCTTAATAACGATCCCATTTGTTGAGATAACATTTGTATGTTAGCAGAATACTGCTGTACAAATGCTGTAGTTATTTGTGACGACATATTTTTGTCTCCATATTATTGTTGATTTAAAAAAATCAGAAAGGTTCTCCACCAATAGGTAGGCATCTCTTGCATTTAAAGTCTGTTAGACTAGAGTCTGTCCCGCTTGTCAGTAAGGTTCTTTCGAATTGTCTTACTATTTATCCACTTATAATAAATATCAGCAGTTGGCAAGGGATTATTTTTCTGAACTTCAGAACCTGTTTCCTTTACCAACCGCAATATTTCTAAACGAATTTCTTTATCACTTAAATTCTTATTTTGCATTTAACATTTCTCTTAAAGTGTAAACTTGTTGTACCATTTTATCATGATCTGGATGCATTCTATTATAATACGGACCAGTTCTGTCATTCATAATAGAAGATATTTCTGACTCAATATCTTTGCTAGTATTTACATTTTCACTTTCAGTAGAAACAATTTTATCTTCTGACATCATATCTGCAATTTTTGCAAAACCTTTTATAATTTCTGGATGATCCCCTATTCTTGTACCATCTTGTAATTGCATATCTAATACTTCTGAATTAATATTTGCTTTTGCTAATGCTCCAGCTTGTTTAACTTTACCTTCAAAATCTCTACCCCACTCTTGTCTTAATTCTTGTTCAGCTTGAGCTTGAGCAGTTTCAGTATCAATTTTTGATTGTTGTGCAGAACCTTCCATATTATTTTTATAGAACTCTAAGATACCTTGAGCTTGTTTATTGTTTAAACCCAATTTATGAGATTGCTCGGTAAAAGATTTAATTGCATTTTCATCTAAATTAACTACTTCAGATTTTACATCTAAAGAATATTTATCAGCAGTTTCTGGTCTACCCAATTTTGCATAAACTTCATTCCATTGATCATCTGTAGAATTATTATTTGGTATAATAACTTTATCTTGACCAATCATTTTAGTTGCGTTGATATAACTTTTTGCTAACGCATCTATCTCAGTAAATTTTTCTATATTAGGATCAACTCTGTATTCTTCACTAATAGAATCTTTCCAAGATGATGTTGGTGTATCTGCTTTTGCAACTGGATTTGGTGTTGCTGTTGGTTGTACTGTTTCTGTAGTCGCTTGTTCTACAGGCACAGTTTCCTGTGTTATCTGTTCGCTTGACATATTTATTTTCCTTTATCCTTTCGTAGCATTGATTTAATAAATAGAAGAACACTACGCTGTCCCTCCATATATGCACTTTCATGGCTATCACCTTTTACGTTAGTGGTAGAATGATAATGACATCTTTTTTCAAGATCAGCTAAGACTTCTTTGCCTTCATCTGTATTGAATATGTATTGGTAGTTTTTTTGTAATCCTTGTAATAACTTCTCTAGTTGTTTGTTTGGTTCCATACTATTCCACTTCAGCATTTGCTACAGCTTTTGCTTCGTCTGGCAATGCTTTTGCTAGTGGTGCTACATCTCCTGCGGCTTGTGCAACTTGTTGCATTTGAGCCATTTGTTGTTGTTGTTCAGCTTGTGCTGCTTGTTCTTGTCTTTCTGCGTTTACTTGATTTTGTGATTTTAATAATTTTTGTGGCATACCAACTATGTCTGCCAAGTGTTTAACAAGATTATCAAAATTAACATAATCAAATACTGGTGCTACATTTGCAAGTGATCCTAATATTTCTATTGCTCTCATAATAGATTGTAGCTCTGAAGATTTTTGTGCTTTAGCTAGTGGAGAAACATATTCAATTTCTATATCTCTACCCGATAAAAATTCTGGTGCTTGTGGTAACATATTGTTACGAAGTAATATATTAAACACTCTATCAATTAATGGTTTTAATAATTCAGATTGAAGTCTACCAAGAACTGGACCAAGCAATCTCATCTTCTCTTCATTTCTTTGGATAACTTCTGTCGCTGTCATTTGTGGACCTTGTTGCATCATCAACTGATTAACATAGAACACAGCTCTGATTGCGTCTCTTCTTTGCTCTTCCATGTTTAAACCTAATGGATTATTTGCTCCAATATTTAATGGTTCAATTCTATCTCTAGTACCACTTCTATAAAAGTTTAATCCACCGGGTACAGTTCTAACAGGTAATAAAAATCCATCATCCGGAACTAATAGTGGTGGATCAACTTGTTTCTGTGCAGCTTTAATTGTAGTCTTAGACATTTCATTTAGCATTTTAACGTCTGGCAAAGCTGTCATTGCTGGAGATCTACCATAAATTTCGTTTGATGCTTTTAAGTATCTTGGAACTACAAAAGGAAATTCTTTAAATCCAGAAATAGATAATTCATTTGCATTTTTATATTCTAAATAAATAGATTCAAATGGCATATTTTCTTTATCTTTTTTCTTAGGATCAAAATCTGATCTTGGATAAACTGCGTGTATTATTTCTATTTCTTGGTAAGGATCTTTTTTAAAGATACCTTGAATATCTGATGATACTGTATTGCCAAATTTTTGCATTGCAGCTCTAGCAGAAATTTTAAATCTTCTAAATATTGTATCAATTCTACCTTTGTCATTCTCTGCAATAAATACTTCGTTAATATGTCTTGTTGAAAATTTAATTAAATCATCTTGATCTTCCTCAATAAACATTGCGGCAGTACCAAAAGTAATTAAGTCATGATACAATTCAAATATTTCTTGTTGAAAGTTCGATCTGTTAAACGCTGTGTACATTGCGTCTGTTGCAGACTCTAACCAAATTTTTGCTTCTTCCTCATTATCAATATCTTCGTCTTTAAATTTTAAAGTAAACCAAGGTGTTGATGGGTTCGTCAACATACCATGTAGGGATGCTGCTAATAATTCTACTGCTTGTATTGGTGATGAATCAAAAATTAATTCATTTCTTTTATCACCTCTAGCTCTAGTCTTAGTTACATCTGCTTTTCTTGGTTGCATATAATCTGCAACTTCTTGCCAATGCGTTTCCCAGTTTTGCCTTTGACCTTCTAGTTTTTCAAATCTTGTTAATAAATTTTTACTTAAATCTGTTCTTGCCATTATGTTAGTGTTCCTAATAAACTTTTCTTGCCTAATGTTAATTTATCGTCTGTTAAACCTTGAGCAGAAGTTAGTGTCATTATTGATTTACCTCTTTTTTTTGTTTTTCTTAAATCATATTCTTCTGCGTCTGCTGCAGCACTTTGTGATAACTCAGCTTCTGTAGGTGCTGTAGTTTGTACAGTTTGACCACCAGCAGTTTTTTTAATTATAGTTGGTGCGGGTTGATTATTATCGTCTCTATTATCATTACCTCCAACATTACCCGGTTCTTTTGTATAACCTTTAGCATCTAATTGAGATTTAAAATCTTTTGATAAAATTTGTTCTGTACTTAAACCTTGTAAGTTAATATTATTTTTATTAGCAAACTTCATTCTTCTATTAAGATTTAATTTGTCAGCAGTATTTTTAACAAATTGTGTTCTTGGATCATTATCTACATATCTTTCAATAACATTTTTTTTAACTTTATGACCAAATTTATCTCTTTTAAATTTTGATTTTCTAGCTTGTTCTTTTTTTAATTGATCTGAATAAGTATCTACTTTTCTTTCGTCTCGATCATCTGATCCTCCTGCTCCTGCTGCACCCATATTATTCTCCGAATGTTAATGATGATTTAGTTTCTGATTTTGTTTCAGCTACTGTCTCATTCACTTGTGGTTTTTTAATTTCATTTTCATAAGTAATATCATTACTATGATCTATTTTTTTTTCGTAAGTTCTTTTTTCATCCTTTAACACTAAAGGTTTATCTTTTGGTTTTCTTTTAAAAATCTTCTTAATTCTTTCTAACATCTATTTACCTAGCAAAGTTTCTAACTTCTCCTCTTCAGAATCCTGCACACCAAGTGGAGTAGTAAGTATTGTAGACTTTCTACCTTTTCTTCTTCTCTCAACTGCTGCCTGTTCTTTTGCGATTCTTTCTTTTTCCTCTGGAGAAATTTCTTCTGAAACTGCTGGAGGTGGTTCTGGTGCCGGTTGAACTGGTGGCAACGCTGGCATTTTTGGTTTGAATATTGATCCCATAATTATATAATCCTGTAACTATTATCTGCTACACTTTGTGGAGCTGATTGTCTAGTGTTAATTTCTTGTAGTCCAACAGCTAGGTAACGCATCGCATCACAAGCGTGTGAACTCCAATCGTGTACAGGTTTCGATCTGAACATTCTATTTTTGTCAATGTACTTCCTGTGGTAATGTCTTAACGCATCTATTAACTTTTTGCAATGGTCTGTATCAATCCAGCATCTTGGCAAAGTCATTGTGGTTGCGTGTATGCCATCCTCTAATGGAATTTTTGGAACTACCTTAAACCTAATTCCTAATTGGTAGGCGACTTCTCTCCGGGTCTTACCATTGCCAAAATCGGTAACTTCAATATCGTGTGGTGCAAAGTGATCTTTGTAGACGTACTCCTTGTCTTTAACAAGCTGAACATAGTAAGGTAAACCTTGACCTCTCTCTTCATGATAATCTATTATGCTTATGCTTCTGCCAAGCTGCTGATAAAATATTATACTACTGTGGTCTGAGACACCGAGATCCCATGCAGTAGATACAGGTAAGGCAGGATCGTAGGGAACTCTAGATAATTGTTTATCATCATCTAGTTTTGCAATAACATCTCCATATACTGCTCCTTCTATGTTTGCTATCCAATCACACTCAAATTCTTGTAGGTATTTCTTCTCTCCCATAACTTCTTTTGCTTTTTGTAATTCATCATTATCTACAATCTTAGTATCTGATGCTTTAGCTTTGTAGTTAAACCAATCATCCGCACCTTGTGCGTGTTGGTACAACTCATAAAAATTGTTGTTCATTCCCATCGGAGTTCCAATAAAGACACAATAACCTTTACGATCTGATAATGCTGGTCTAATAATTTCTGGAAATAACTTACTGTTGACGTTTGCATATTCATCAATCACACATCCGTCAAGGTAAATCCCTCTTAATCCATCTGGAGACTCTGAGCCTAGCAAAGTGATACGAGAACCATTTGGCAAATCTACTCTAAGCTCTGTCTCGTTAAATTTGGTGTGGGGTATTTTGGCGGTAAACTGTTTCATATAATCCCATGCGATAGATTTAGCTTGTTTAAAGGTGGGTGCAATGTAGGCAAATCTTGGGTTCTTTAGTTTAGACAGTAATGCTGACCTAATTAGGTGGTTGATCATACATACTGTTTTGCCGAATCTTCTATGGCATACGAGTACATTCCATCTGTGTTTATCTATTTGTCTATGTAAATGAGCTTGGTGCTTTCGAGGTGTATAGGGTATTTTAATATCCATATTTAGTGAATTGATTTACTATAACCTTCTTCTCCAAATGGTGTGTACTTAAATCCTAGTCTCATCATAATGTAAGATGTAAATAGCTCGGCAGATTGGTTATTAGGTATACCAAAGAATTTAACTACAACATTGTTGGTTTTTTCTTCAATATAGCAAACACAATCTAGATCTTCTGATGAAAAGTAGTTCATATACTACATATAGTATATTTTGAAGTTATTGAAAGCAAAAGGTGTCTGTGTATAAAGGTGTCCTACAGTTCGGTGTATATATATATAATAAATGGCGCGCAGTTCTGGGGGTATAGGGGGGTCAACATTTTAAAAAAAAGCAATCTATTCTATAAAATATTACTAACGATAATTCTCGGTTACTGATACAAATGACTGATAACGCATTATTATCGGAAAATATATAGGTCAACATTGTTGCCGTTTGTTATATCGCATAAAATAAAATGACGGCTTGATATATTAGGATAGCAACATTTAAAACAATCTTAACCATTAACAATAAACCTTAGAACTATTCTAAACTATAATCTATAACTGCGTCAATTTGTCAACTTACATTAATTAATCAATATATTAAATTTAATTAAACAAACAAAAAAGAAAGGTTAATATTATGAGTGCTTATCAAGTTGATTATGAAACAATAGGAAGAGTTTTAAAAGCAATTTCAAAAGCTGGTTGTTACGGCTCAAGATACAAACAAATTGAGAAGTTAAAACAACAGTATGAAAAAAACGCTGGAATTGTATTTGATCAATTATTAGAGTTAAATAGATTATCTTTAAAAGGAAGATATGAAGACGCTAAAAGTATGTTTTTTGAAGTTGACAGATCAAAAGCCGTTTGGCTCTCAAGACAACTAGGTCATAATGATTATCAATTATTAAAATCATTAAATTGCTTTTTATATCAATCTTGCGAGGGTAACGCTAACAAGACAGATTTATATAAAACTATTGATTGTATTGCTAACAACTATTCAAGCGATCTTGTGACTAAGTCAACAGAATATCAAAACGCAACATGGGGTTAATAATGAATAAAAACTTAATTATAGGATTTATATTTTTTATATTTACTTCAACTTTTTTAACTTCAATTATGCTTTATATTTTACACTTATGGAGTATTTAAACTGCGACAATTTGACCTATTATAAAAATATGATGATAGTATAAATTATAAATAAAAAAGAAAGGCAAAAATGACAAAAGAAAAAGCTATAATTAATATGGTTGTTAATTGGTTAAATAATAATATTGATGATAATAAAATATCACAAAATGAAATATTTTTTAACAGCTACGAATTAAAAGAAAAAATAGAACTTGCATTAGATAATGAAACAACAATTAAACAAATCAATAATGGAGATTTATAAAAAGAAAGGCAAAAATGATACATATATCAAAAATGACGGGAAAACTCGAGGGTTTTCAAGCTATTTCAACTAATACAACAACAAACGAATATTGTATTAAAAAATATAATGAGCAAAAAAAAAATGTAATTTGTACTTTTTGCTATTCTCATGAAATGTTAAACACTTTTAGAAAAAACATGGCTCCAGCATTACAAAGAAATAGTGATCTTTTAAATTCCAAAGTATTACATCCAGACGCATTGCCAATTATTAATTCTGCTTTTTTTCGTTTCAATGCTCATGGAGAACTAGCATTAGATAAAAAGAAAGCAACAATCAATCTTGAAAACTACGTCAATATAGCAATCAAGAACCCTCATTGCACGTTTTCTTTATGGTCTAAAAGGTTCGATGTAATAAAACCTTTTTTTGATAAACATGAAAAACCAAAAAACTTAATATTGATTTATTCAACACCATTAACAAATCATATATTAAAAAAGATACCACAATATTTTGACAAGACTTTTAATACAGTAAAGGGTGATTTACATCTTGAGCAACAAAACTGTACGGGTCAAAAATGTAAAGATTGTTTGTTGTGTTACAAAAAAGATACAACATCAATAATAGTTGAGAAAGTGAAAACATACGGCAAGAAAAAACTAGAACAAAAAATGAAAGGATAAGAAAAAATGACAATACAATTATACTATAAAACAAAAAAAGAGCTTAAAAACAATATAGGGTCCGAGCTAGATTATTCGGAAACTAATATGTTTAAGGATGAGTACAAAGCAGACGGGGTTGTGATTGGTTGCGATGTTAATAGAAAATGGTTTGCAAAAATTACAATTAAAAACAACATAATTGAAAGGGTCCAATAATGAAAAAACAAATAAACAAATATAGTTTAAAAAAATATCTTGAACATTTAAAAATAGATATTGATCGTCAACTACCTTGCGATGTTGTTAATTTTAGCAATCAATATTATTATTCAACATCTAAAAAGCAATGGATTAAATATAAAGATATGGATTTAATACACGTTTTAAGATCCTTATTAAAAGATAGAAAGTATCTTGAAGATAGGGAAGAGATTTTGATTTATAGAAATTATAAACTTCAAAATAAATATAATAAACTAGCGAGGGTATTCGATGAGTAATTGGAAGGATGAGAGGATCAAAGAAATAAACGAAATAAGTAAAAAAAATAATTGGGATTGTAGCGATAACAATAAATACTTTGAAGAGGTCCAATTAATATATAAATCAGACGCTAAAAGTTACGACCAATTTAAAAAAGAAAGTGCGACATCATGACAAGTATTAATTTTTATTGCTACGTTGTACTTTTATTTGTGATGATAGTATTAATAATAACGTAAAACAAAGGGTAAAAAATGGTAAATAAAAACAAAAATAAGACACTAAAAAAAATGACTACTAAACTAGATGATATTTTAGATTGGTTAGTTGATAGTCCAATGAATAATAAAGATTATAATGAACTACACAAAATATTTAATAAATATTTAGAAATAGAAAAAAAAGAAAGCGAGGAATAATGGCTATAGATTTTGACGCATTAGATTTAGTTAGAACTAAAAACAAATCTAAAATGTATGAGCAACAACAAAAAGAAAAAAGAAAAAAAGATCAGATATATTTTGAGGGTGTTGACAAGTTAAATAAACTTGCAAACGCTTATGACAAAGCAAATGATCAAGGTATAAAAGAAGTATATAAAAAAAAGTGGTTTGAGTTAGTTAAAATATACGCAAACAAAATATAGAAAGGAGAAATAAAATGCAATATTTACAATATAGATTTAATGAAGATCATATATTCATTATAAAATGGTGTTTAGAAAATCAAGAAAGTATTTGGTCTAAAAGTAAATCAAGCAGAGAATATTATGATGCAGATTTATCAAGATTAAATGAATGTTTAAAAATAATAGAAAGGGAAAAATAAAATGGATAATTATTTTAATGAAGATAATGCAGTTAAGTTTGATCTTCAAAATGGAAAAATAGAAACAATATGTTTTTGTAGAGATAAACATTTAGCAGAAGAAATTGCTTTAGCATTAAATAAATATAATGATGAAGATAATGAATAAACAACTAAGCAAAAGAGAATTGACAAAAATATTATTCAATACTCTTAAAGATGAGAATGGTCTAGCAATTAGAATGATTGTTAGAGATTATAACAATAAACAAATGGAGAATAAAAATGTTAAGCAAATACGAGACATGGCTACAAACGGCTAAACAAAATGAATCAATAACGTATCATGAGGGTTATCTTGCAAGAGATAGGTTTCACAGTAATACTACAAGGGATATTGCAAATCTTTTTATGAGGTGTGCAGAAAATAATTCAGTAGTATTATTTCAAAAAAGATTGAAACATGGATCAACAAATCATGATCCTGTTTTTCAATATGTGGCTAAGAAAATATAACAACAAACAGAAAGGAAAATAAAATGTACATAGATAGATACGAGATTGTTTCATACAGCAGAAAATGGAACAATGGAAAACAAAATAAGAAAGCAGAAGTAACTAATTATTGTGATAATACTTATCATGGTATGGAAGGTAAAAAGTTTTTACAATTACTTTCTGACTTAGATGACGCATGGCACGGACACGAGGGGAAAGATTGTATTGTTACTGTTAGCTTTGAAGATCCAAAAGAAAGGGAATAATGAAAACTAAAGTATTAAAACTAGATAAACCTAAAAGAGAATGGGTAGAAACTTATCAAGAATTAAATATCCTTAATCAAACTAATGGTCATGTTGATTTGTGGCATGAACATTATCCTTTTAAAAAATGGATAACACACAAATACTTTCCAGAAATTGATATGGATAAAGATGACTTTCCAGAAATGGATTTTTGTGATCAAGAAATTATCCAAGAATGGATTGATGAAACTGATCAAGATTTTATATTAGTTTCTATGCCGGATCAAAAAGGTTTTTATTTTTGTGAAGATGAATATAAAAATTATGCTGAATTAAATGAGTATAATTCAGATACAGGTGAATTTTGGTCTATCAATAGAGGTAAATGGATAAGCACAGATTAATATTTAAACAAGAAAGGGAATAACAATGGCAGATAGAGTAATATATAAATTAACAGAGTACAATTCTTCAACAGGTGAAGAAAAGATTATTTATAGTCATATAAAACAATCTTTAGAAGAAGAAATGCCTACTGTTAGTGAAGATCAAGAAATAACAGAGATAAATTTTAACGCAAACGATATGGAAAGTTTATGTAATGCGTTAAATAATTCAGATATAATTGAAGATTAATCTTTATTATCAGGTGGTATATCAGTTATATCACCTGATACATCAATTATATCACTTTGATTATCTTCCCATGAAATTTTAATTGATTGATCAGTTTTAACATTCTGGACCTTATTATCTGAATACAGGTCAGTTAGTTTGTTTGCCAGGAAAGTTATAAACTTTGTTTTTTCCCTTATCCATAGTATCTGATTAGGGTTTTCTACTTCTTGATATTGAAAGACTTGTAAGAGTTTATCAATTAAAGTCTGAACACCATTTTTTCTAGCTTCAGTTATCCTCTCGTTCATCTCTGGATTTTTTTTTAAGAAATGATAAAATTTCATCAAGCTGAACTGATACTGTTTTTCCTCTAGTATTTCTGTAAGA